CCAGCTCGACGGCCTGATCGAGTTCCTGCGCCGTCAGGCGCCGGACGCCCCGCCGCCCGGGGACCTCTACTGGACCCGACAGGGGCAGCCCCTTCTCTGGCCATGACCCTCCCCCGCAGTCGCCCCCTCGCCCGCGGCGCCAGACTGCGGCGCACGGCCTCGATCGGTCGGCGGGCCCCCCTCGCCCGCCTGGGCAAGCGCGGACGCGCCGCCCTCGAGGACCTCCGCACCTTCCGACGCGAGACCCTCGCGCGAGCTCGGGGCCGCTGCGACCGCTGCGGGCGCCCGTTCGCTGACCGCGACCTCGAGGCCCACCACATCCTCCCCCGGTCCCAAGGCGGCAAGCACGACGCGAAGACCAACGGCGCCGCGCTCTGCCGGGGGCCCCAGGGCTGCCATGCCCTAGTCCACCGACACCAGGCGCCCGACTGGAGGCGCTGGCTGCGAACCTGGAGCGACCGATGACCCCGTACCCCCCCCGAGGCGGCGAGCGCCCGGACCCCCGCGTCGCCGGTCAATGCCCGCTCTGCGGCAGAAGCTCGGAGCGGTTCGACCGGATCGGCGTCCGGCTCGCTGGGACCGTCCCCAAGCGCAACGCCCAGCCGGCGTCGGTGCTCTACTGCGGCGACTGCGGCAACCGCTGGCAAGGCCCCCCGGTCTCCGAGCTGATCGACTACGCGACCCGCGGCCCCGTTCGGCTCCCCGAGCCCCCGGCGCTGGAAGACGAGGCACAAGACCCCCTCGACGACCTGGCCCCGGTCCCGCAGGATTGGGAGGAATGAGGCGGCGGCGGGATTCTGTCCCGCGCGCCATTTTTCCCCTTACAAAGACGACCCCATGCCCGCAGCCCACAAGCCGACCTCGGAGACGAAGGACGTCGTCCGGGGCCTAGTTCGAGGCGGCACCCCGCGCGCTGAGATCGCCAAGGCGATCGGCGTCTCGGTGCCGACCCTTCGCAAGCACTACGACGAGATCCTGCGGCTGGGCGAGAACTACGCCCACGCTCGGGTCGTCAACGCGCTGTTCACGGCAGCGACCTCGATCGGCGAGCCGGGGCAGGTCGGCGCCGCGATCTTCTGGCTCAAGTCCCGCCTCGGCTGGCGCGACCGCGACCCGGTCCAGACCCACGTCCACGCCAACGCCGATTCGGCGGCCGGGCAGACGCTCCTGGCGAGCCTGAAAGACGCGAAGGACTACGAACCGGACGCCGAGGACGCGGAGTTCCTGCGGCGCCTGGACGAGCGGGCCGGGGCCGATCTGGACCCGCAGCGGAACTAGGCCGCTCGCGTCCGGCCGTGGTCGCGATCAAGATCGACAAGCTCGTCGCAGACTATGAGGCGGGCGGCAAGCGCCGGAAGCGCGCGCTCTGGCGGCTCCAGCAGATCATCCGGCGCGACCCGGTCTGGGCGGCGCGCGAGATTCTCGGCGTGGAGCCCTGGGAGCTACAGCGCGAGGCCATGCGCCTGATCTGGTCGCACCCCCGGGTCGCGATCCAGTCGGGCAACAACGTCGGCAAGTCCTTTCTGGCGGCGGTCCTGGTCCTGGTCTGGATGACGGCCTACCCGGACGGCAAGGTCGTGACGACGGCGAACACCTGGGCCCAGGTCGAGTCGGTGCTCTGGAGCGAGATCGCGGGCCTGCACCAGCGTTCGCGCATCCCGCTCGGGGGCCGGATGCTCAAGACCGAGTTCCAGGCGGACTCGGAGATGCCCGGCTGGGTCGCGATGGGGCTCAGCACGAACCGCTCCGACTCCTTCGTGGGTCGCCACGCCGAGCACCTGCTGGTCGTCTTCGACGAGGCCCAGGGCATCGACGGCGCCTTCTGGGAGGCCGCCGAGACCCTGGCGAGCTCGGCCGGTTGCCGCATCCTGGCGATCGGAAACCCGGTCCGGACCTCCGGCCGGTTCTTCGAGGTCTGCTCTGGCAAGGTCCCCGGCTGGCGCTCGCTCCGGATCTCATGCCTCGACCACCCGAACCTAGTCCACGGGCGCGACGAGAAGACCGGCCAGCTCCCGATCCCGGCAGCGGTCTCGCCGGAGTACGTCGAGGGCAAGCGCCTGGAATGGGGCGAGGACTCGCCGGTCTGGATCTCGCGCATCGAGGGCCGCTTCCCGCCCGAGGGCGACTGGACGCTGTTTCCGCTCGGGCTGCTCGAGCAGCGCAAGGACGACGTGCCGAACGACGGATCGGGCGTTCACGTCGGCGTTGACGTCGCCCGCATGGGCTCGGACTCCTGCGTGATGACCCTCGTCGCCGACGGCCTGGTGCGGGGCGTCGCGTCCTGGCGCAAGAAGGACCTAATGACGACGGCGGGCAAGATCTGGAATCAGGTCAACGCCTGGGAGGACGCGCTGGCGAAAGAGCGCGGCGAGCCCGAGTTCGAGATCCCGGCGAAGAACGTCCACGTCGAAGAGGACGGCATGGGCGCGGGCGTGATCGACCGCCTGCACGAAGCCGGGCACCGCGTGGACGCGGTCACGGTCGGCGCAGCCCCCGGCGGCGAGTGGGCCGAGCTGGTCGGCCGCGAGATGAAGTTCCGCAACCGCCGCTCTGAGCTGCACTATGCCGCCCGCAGACTTTTCGAGGTCGGCAGGCTCGCTTTGCCGGAACGCTACGAGCGAACATGGACGGACCTGACCCGCATCTCCTACGCTCTCGACGACCGCGGGGTCTTCTTCGTCGAGCCGAAGGAGAAGATCCGAGAGCGCGAGGGGCGTTCGCCGGACTTCTCCGACTCGCTAATCCTTGCCTGCGCCAGGTCTCGGAGAGCGCGCGTCCGAGCCGGCCGACTGACCCGACCGACCCCGGACGATGACGCGACAAAACAAGCGGCCCGTAAGCGCCCCCGCGCAGGACGCGCCCGCTAAGGCCTCGAGCCCGACGCGGACGCCGGACGCCCGCGCGGCGGTACGGTTGCCCGGCGGCCGGATCGGCATCCTGAGCGGCAAGGGCCAGGCGCTCGCCAAGTCCTTCTCGAGCTTTACGAGCTTCCAGAGCTCGATCCTGGGGCCGGGCGCTGAGAAGTTCGGCACCGAGCGGATCTCGCGGCCGTATGAGCAGAGCGACTGGGTCTATGCCTGCGTCTCGCTGATTCAGGACGCCTTCGCCGAGCTGCCGCTGCGCGTCTATCCCGAGGACCCGCTGCGAACGAAGGATGAGGTCGAGCCGGTCCCCGAGTCGGACCCGCTCTCGGTCCTGTTCCGCGACTGGAACCCGGTCCACACCGCGAGCCTCGCGAATACGGCAATGGCCCAGGGGCTCTGCCTGGACGGCGAGATCGCCTTCGTGCTGACCGGCGGCGGCGGGCAGCGGCTCGACGTCTTCGGCGAGGGCCGCACGGCTCGGATCTCGACGCCCGAGGAGATCTGGCCGGTGGCCGGGCCCTCGATCCGCGAGAAGATCGACCGCCGGACGGGCATGGTCGAGAGCTGGAACGTCATCGTCGCGGGGCGCCCGAAGGAATACGACCCGGCGACGGTGCTCATGCCGCGCATCCTGCACCCGCGAAACCCGTTCCGGGGCTTCGGGCCGATGGAAGCCGCCTGGGGCCCGGCCGCGCAGAACTACCTGGCCGAGCGTTACAGGAACTCGGTCCTGAAGAACGGGGGCGAGCCTGGCGGTATCGTGATGATCGGCGAGATCCTCGACCCGGACGACCGCGACCGGCTCAAGGACGAGATCGCCGAGGAGTTCGACGACCTGGAGAACTCGGGCGGCACCCGCCTGCTTGAGGGCGGCGCGACCTACGAGGCTCGCGCGTTCAACCCGAAGGAGATGGCCTACGTCGAGAGCCTGGCGGCCAACCAGGACCGGGTCTCGGCGGTCTTCCGCGTGTCCAAGGAGCTGCTCGGCCAGGGCGACTCCAACTTCGCCGCGCGCCTCCGCGAGGAGCTGGCCGCGCTCTACAAGCTGCGCGTGATCCCGTGGGCGCGGCTGATCGAGAACGAGTTCAACGCGCACCTGTTCCCCAGGCTGGCGGATCGCCGGGCGCAGGGCTATCGGGTCCGGTTCGACTTCTCCAAGGTCGAGGCGCTCCAGGGCGACCTCGCGGCGAAGGCCGATCTGGGGCTGAAGCTCCAGCGGTCGGGCATCCCGCTCAACCTGGCGATGAAGATCGCGGGCGTCTCGCTAGACGAGCCGATCCCCGGCGGCGATGTGCCGCTGCTGGTCGGCTCCTGGCGCCCGCTCGAGGAAGTCGCGGCGCCCTCGGGTCTTGAGGGCCAAGCGCCGGAGCCCGAGGCGCCTGCCAACGGCGAGGCACCGCAACCGGCCTCGCCCGGCCCCGAGGCCCCGGCGAGCTCCAACGTAGCCGACAGCGAGGCGGCGGCGGACCCGCGGCAGACCCTCAACGGCGGCCAGGTCTCGGGTCTGGTCGATATCGTCGAGCGCGTCCTGACCGGCGAGCTGCCCAAGGCGACGGCCGTCGAGGTCATCGTCGCGGGCTTCCCGTTCGACCGAGCGCGTGCGGAGCAGATCCTGGCCCAGGTCGAGGAGGGCGAGAACCCGCCGCCGGTCGCGCCCGCCGAGCCGCCGAGCGACTCCGCCGACGAGCCCGCCGAGGAGCGCGCGATCCGCGCCCTGGAGCGCGCAGGCGTTGCCCTAGGGGCATCCTCGCGCGACCT